TTCTAGCTGACCCACATCTCCAATAAAAATTACTTTTGTTCCAGTAGCACACGCTTTCAGTAATTGCTTAAAAAGATAACCATCAATCATAGACATTTCGTCCACTACAATAATGTCATAATCTAAAGGATCATACTCATAGTCAAATGGTGTTCTTGGATCTCCATATTTGAGTTTGAGTAACTTATGAATTGTTTGACTTTCTTTACCAGAAGCTTCACTAATTCTCGCCGCAGCTCTTCCGGCTAAAGCTACTGTTACACTTTTATAATCTTGCAGGATAGTAAGAATACCATCAATAATACTCGTCTTACCTGTTCCGCCGTAACCGGAGATACAGCATAACTGATTATCGAGAACCATTTTAATACCCTCAAGCTGTTGCTCTGTATAATCCCATCCTTGAGCTTTTTCTTTCTTTTTAATTATCTCTAGCCAGTTACTATACTTAAATTTATTAGGGGCATTTTTTAATCTTACTAAATGTTCAGCTATCGAATATTCTAAGTCATAATACCATTTCAATCCTATCTTAGTTTTTTCTTTATTCCATACAATCATTTGGGAATCTTGTAAATCATGTATCGCTTCAGCGATATTCAAATCAGGTACTTCTTCTCCTATTTTATCTATTAACTCTTGCATGATTTCTTCTGAATAACTAAATGATTTTCCATTCTCTCCTTGATTCCTTAGAAACATTTTAATACAAGTTTCAATCCGATCTACGCCATAAGGATTAGCTCCATTCTGCAGTGCTATATCATCGGCTGTTTTCCAACCTATCCCTCTTATGATTGTCAAATCATATGGATGATTTTTTACTACATCAACGGCTTTATCTACATCTTCATGATAGTATTTAATAATCTTTTCTATCAATTTATCAGTAATAGAATATCTGGCTAAATCAATATAAGCTTTGTGTTTATCATAGGTATCATTAAATTTCTCAATCCACTTAGTAGCTACGTTAGGGCCACATCCTTTAATTTTTGTAAGTTCTTTTACGTTCCCTTCTTTTAAAGCTAAGTAAGGATTATCTAAAGTCTCATACATTCTTTGTACATGTTTGGGGAATAGTTTGCAGAGAATATATTTTTGACCTCTAATATCAGTTTCAGCTAAATCATTATTCATAGAGCTTTCAAGAATACTAATTTGCTCTCCCCAGGTGGGGCTATAATCCATTTCACCTTTTATGTCGTAAACTTTTCCTATAATAGGCGTATGAATATTTCCTTTAATACAATATCTCATGCCTTTTGTAAGATTTCCTACAGTTATTTCTCTCACTGTTGCATAAAATATGCCCCAGTGAGTAGAATCATTATAGTATTTTTGCTCTTCTAAAAGACCTTTGAACTGTACCTGTTCAACTACAGTTTCTATTATCCTTCACCAACTTTCTTTCTATCTGTTTGAGCCAATATTGTTCCATCATTGTAAATTTCCTCAATTCTATTAGTTGTATGAGTATAAACAGTGTCTGGATATTTCATAATAACAAATTGATCTTCACGCCTATAACCACAAACAATGATTTTAGAACCTCTTTTAAACCAAGACTCTTCCAGAACTTTTTTCTTGCCTGCAGGTGTCTGCTCAGAAATTCTTTTATTATAATAACTATACTGACCTTTGTTATATTTACAGGTTACGACACCATGGTTAGTCAGCAACGACACCAAATGTTTATTATTATCAGAGTCTAAAACAGTTCCAGCTAATCGAAATATTTTATATTTAGGAAAATGTTTAATTTCTCCTCTAACTCTTCTTGTGGTATAATCATATACTTCAGGAATCTCTGGGAGTGAATTATAATCAACCACTCCATACTTTGGCTCATTCAAATTCCACAACTCATGCCGATCCGGGTAATAGCTTAATGATTCCATATCCCATTGTTCTAATGATCCAGATGCATAAGATTCCATTGTTGAGTCAAGTTTTTTCTGGTTATATAATTGAAGTGTCTCAGGTAAAGCCATATAATCTTTCAATGGTTGGATAAGAGCATCCCATTCTTTATTAAAGAGCTTCTCTGAAATAATTACTCCATCCTCCTTTGTACCCACAATACATGTATTAAAGTGCTCCATCAAAAATTCTGTACCTCTTTCATCAAGAGCAAAATATCTGTCATGATATCCTTTTTTAGGTACCTTTTTTCCTTCATCTATTATATTTTTTAAAAAGAAACTCTCATGTAAAGCATACGCTTTGAAATTCTTGATTCTAATCATTGTTTCCATCTCTTTTGGGAAGATGTCATATTCTAATGCTGAGTTAAACTGCTGCATAGTCAGCTTATCTATAGGTGTAAATACATTACGAGAAAGAAACTTTTTCATTGTTTCCATGCGATCTGGAGAATCAAGTTCATTGAAACAACCAGCTTTAATTAGAATAATCATTTTAGCAGTACCAATAATCTTAGTGTCTACCATACGTTTACAGAAATCTTCAAATGAACTATAAGGCTGATGCTCTACAATGGCACGAGCTATATCATCACCTATTCCACAAAGTCCTTTAAAAGAGAAAATAATACGATTGTTCTTTTCATCTGGGACAAAGGAAAACTTTGCTTCATTGATAAGAGGTCTGTCTACTATGATTGAACGCTGCTTAAAATTGGCTATTGCTTTCGCAATTTTCCCATATTGAGTGGACTTATTATCATCAAGCTCTTCGTTGGCTCCGGCATTGATAATTAAACATGCTGTATTCCAATAGATAATTGGATAGTGATATCCTAAATTCAACTCTTGCAAACCAATACAGGAATAAGGGAAAGTGTGGTTTTTAGAAAATGAATCGGTGTACCGCTACTTTCGTAGTATTTGTTCGGACTAGACTATCTCTTGAGTGACTGTATTAAATAAATCTTTGTCCACATATTCCCATTTAAACCCGCCAGCTGAGTCTCTATTCCCTCTACATACTTCTCCTATATTTTGTTGAGGAATGTTTGTAATCTCACCAGCAATTTTTATACTTCGAAAAATACTCAAAATATTATTTTCATCATCAAGCAATGCTACAGGTCTTAGTGCTTTTTCAACTGACTTTTTCTGATTTAATGCTGTTGATATTTTCCGTTTTTTACTATCTTTATTAATCAAACCTGTACGAGAGGCATGAAGCATATTTTCTTTTCTGTCAACCCATTCCAAATTTCCGTCTTCATAATTATTTTCTTTGGTCCCTGCAAAATTGAAATCTTTCCTATGTCCATCTTTATGATTTACTTCCGGTAAATTTCGAGGATTCGGCAAAAAAGCTTTTGCTACAACCCTATGAGTCAAATCTCTTTCTGTTCCAAAACTTACTCTCGTATATCCGTTATTTGCTTTATGAGGATGAAATATTTTTTCAGTATAATGCTTGGTTCTTCCTAAACTATCTGTAATATCTCGTTCTAATCTTTTAATGTCTCCATAATTGGATACTTGATATTTTCCTTCCCATCCTTCAATATCCTTCCATTCTTCCATCGTAACCTCCAGAGCACAGTCACCCTATCCTTGCGCTTCCCAATGTGCTAATCTCATCAGTACTAATAGTCGTTACACCCGATTTAACTTGGCACGGTATTGGCATTATCAGCGTCCACCGTTAGCCCGTAAAAAGTACGGACACCGTTTTTGCATACGTTCACAAGGTTTTACTTGAGCCGTGTTCAACCCAAGCTGCTTTCCTATAACTTCTTTCCAGATATAGTTCAGCAGATTCTCTGAAGTTCCAATCTCTTTGCCATGTTCAAAGAACATCTTTTTCATAGCTTCCTGCAGTTTTTCATCTTTTTTAGCAATACCTTTTCTTAACTTATTACTCTGTGTAACATTGAATCCTGAAATATGATCATCCATAGAAATTTCCATTACAATTTCCTGTGTATCTCCTACTCCATATACAGGTAATAGATATTTCTCTAATATTTTTATTTCACTTTCTGTCAAACGGTACTCATCTCTCATGCATTTGTACCATTCATTAATATCATTCTTATACCTAATATAAGTGTCAATGGGCTGTTCAGCGCCTTCTCCTGATACCATAAGTCTCATAATTGAGTTCGCAGTTGCAAGCTCTACTAAGGAATGGGGTTTGATTCGTTTAGCTGCCTGAAGCCCAACTGCAGTATCAAACTGAAAGAGATCTGTCACATCATTCTTTGCAACCATATCCCACATTTCTTTAGTATCATAATCAAGTACATCTGGATGTAAATATTTATTATATGTAGCTCTCAGTGATCCTTGCCATTTCATATATCCCGCATCAATTAGCAAATTCATACAAGTTCTAATCTTATCTAATGCCTGAATGGTTAAGAAATCCATTTTAAGACCAGAACAATAATCAGAATCTTTCATATTAAATTGAGTGATATAAATACCGTTTGGAGCTTTCATCCTAGCATTGTGAGCCAAAAAATCTTCATTAAACAAATATACTGCTGAAGCATGTATACTTCTTCCACATATAAGCCCTTCAATAGTCATAGCCGTTTCTAAAAGTTTGTCGTATTTTTTGACTTCATTTGCAAATTCAGTTTGTCTCTGACGTTCTTTCTCTTCGTTCCCATAAAGACAATCATGCAAACTCCAAGTTTGACCTCTGGTAACAGGGATAAGATTAGATAAATACTGAGTGATATCTGAATCTAATCCTAATCCTCTACCAGCAGTAATAATAGCTGATTTACTACCCTCTGTTTTAAAAGTACTACAATTAAGTACTTTTCTTTCACCTCTGCGACGTTTCACAGCTTCAATGATTTTTAGTCTTCTATCTTGCTGTGTGTCGATATCTACGTCACTGAGTTCAACTTTTTCATGGGAAATATGT